TGTTGATGTCTGTGGTTGCATTCTATTACAAAGAAAGTCCAGAAGAAATAAAAGGTAAGTGCCGCAAACAAAGGTTTGTTGTACCGCGCCACATGTTTAGTTACCTTGTTAAACAGTACATGCCCAACATGGTATTGACTGACATTGGTTCATATTTAGGTGGCCGTGATCATTCAAGCGTGATACATGGGCAACAATCAATCGAAGCGTTTTTAGGCTTTGACAAGAAGACCAAACGTGACTACGCAGCCATTGTTCAACTACTAAATGAGATTGCCAGCAATAACAATGACATTGCATATTTAGAAACCAATGCTTATTTAGAAGCAGTCTAATGACCTTGCATATAGTTTTAATATTACTTTTGAACTATGAAAGATATAAAAGAAATGATTTTAAAAGTAGGCACAATGATGATGCCTTTGGGCTTTATGGTTTCACTTGTTGATCACCCAGTGTATGCAGGCATTACCTTTTTGATTGGTTTTATTTCCCTTCTTGAACTTGTGAGTATAAAAAAGAATAAAAAAATTAAACTCTAAGGTTTATTATTTAGCAACAACAAGCGCGTTACCGGTTAATCTGGTAACCGCTTTTTTGTATTAACATTCCAACATTAACCGCCTTTTGATAGATTAGTGCATGAAATATCCGTCAAAATTCATGCAGTTTACCTCAGAATAAATGCGTAAAACGTGCTATATGGCCGTGTTCTTTTGAGTGCAGGAAACCTTCAATTGCTTTGGGTGCATGTTGGTATCCCATTTTATGATGCCATGAGTCTGTTCCACTTGGTGACCTTAAACTTTCAACTGTCACCCCTTGATAATCTTTTGAAGTCTTGTGATGCACGTGGTGAGTGTACACATACCGGTGTTTAGTATTACCCCAATCATTGGATTCCACCGCCATCAACAAAGGAAGATCTTGTGGCTTTGCACCATCGCCGTGTGTGGTTCCAATTAAGGATGTACCATAAGCAAAGTACTTTCGATGCGCAATTGAACAATCAAAGGTGATATTCTTGTTGTTACGAAACCATGAACTAATAACATCGGCTAAAAAGAACCCACTTTGGTAATCATGATTTGATGGATTAAATGTGAAATGTACATCAGCTACCGGAATCAACATTTCAAGTACATCCACATACACTTGTTTAGCTTTGAGGAAATTACTATACCACATTCCATCCGTGTCCTGTGGTGTTCCGCTTGTGGTTTGTCTTTTGGGATTGTCAATATGCAGAATATCGTTACCACCGATGAAAAGTATCTTATCTATGTTATACCCTTGCGACTTATCAATAATGCCCTGTACCCCCTCTAAAACGCGTTTAACGGCAATGTTTGTATCATAGTCTTCACCCGTTTCAAATGCCTCACACAATTTGCCAATGTGAACATCAGCAGGATCAATAACCAACAAGTGACCATCTTTTGATTTGTTCCTTTTTATAGTTGGATATTTTGGCGAATAGCTTTTTAATTCCGCAACTAATTTGTCACGAATTTTGTCGTATGAAACCGCACCTTCGTAGTCTGGATTGGTGAAGAATAAAGAAGTATCTTTTGTTTTTACCCATCCGTGCTTAACGTCTTTTGTTGGAACACCTGCATCTTCACAATACTCATTTACCTTTGATTTGTAGAAAGAAAAGTGTTGTTTAATTGTCAGTGGTGCTTTGCCAACAATGCCGCTTATTCTAACAAAATAATCTTTGCGTGTTTCGTTTTCCTTTTGTGGGTTCTGTGCGAATGCTTCAAATGTTGGATCTAATTGGCTCATGTTATGTGTGTGTTTGTGTTTATTTTCTTAGTTGAAAGTGTTGCCAGTCATAATTCTTTTCTATCCCTAAACTTATAAAGCCGTGCCGATAAAATATGTCTATCATTGGTTGATATTCTGGCCGTGCAAATCTTGCAGTTTTTGCGGTTTCTTTTAATTTGTTTCTTGCTGGATCAAGGTCGACTGCTATTCCCCATGCATGTGTTGACCAACTTGTTCCGCCCCTCATCTTTCTATAATTAAAACAACCCCCAAATAAATCAATTCCAAGCCGTTCTATTTCCTTCAATCCATACTCAGCTAACAAATCATTAAACACGTTCAAAAATGGTTCTGCGGCTAACTTATGGCATCTCATTTTAGAAACCTTTGTATCTAAGTCCCACGCCAATTTCATAGGATAAGGTAAAACGATTGTTGTCAAATAACCTTCACCGGTCTCATTTGGTTTGCCGTACTTCTTAACGATCTCGTTTGTGGTCATCATTTTTTTAATCTTTCTACGATGTTAGTTACACCCTCAATAGCTATGTAAGCGGTTGAAATAATCACCCAGTCTTCAGACCTAACCGAATTGGTAAAAAGTCCAATGGATGCCACAACAAACACAGTCAGTTTGCGGCTTACCCATTTGGATAATATAAGGTCAATCTTTTCCTTTCGACTCACCTTTTCTTAATTTAATCCATCTTTCTATTGTGTATCCAATGGACACCACCAAAAGAATAAATTTAAGAACCATGTCAAGATCACTAAATGACACGGCAAAAGATAAGATGTTGAGCAAATAAACTTTAAGATCCGACAACATCATTTACTTCTGGAATAACGCAAAACGGGCTATCAGGGTTTGCAATACAATAACCCTTCAAATAGAGCGAGTCATCTCCAGCGAAGGTATGTACTCCTACTGGGTCAGGCCATACTATATAATCGTCTAAGCTATCTACTGGCTCGTTTAAGAGCATATCAACGGCATACATAGTACTTAGGTCGGTACACTCCCCTTCTTCGTTGTGAGCGTTGCAAATATGCCCTATCTCGACAATTGCCGTTATCTCAGGTATTAATGTTTCGTTGCCCTCTTCATCTGTGTTGTAGAGTGTTGGTCTAATGGCTGCCCATTGCTCGTCGGTAAATTCGTATTTTAAAAATTTCATCTGTATAGTTTTTTTAATTTTCTTATCTTATTGTGCTGCTTATGTAAAGAATTACTCTTGTTGTTTTTATAGGTGTATTTGTTACACTTGTGTAAAGATTTTTTAATTATCTTATCTTATTGTGTTTCTTATGTAAAGAAAATTAACTTGTTAATGCAATTAGCTCTTGGTCTGTTAATCCATTATTGTAAAGTTTTGCTTCTTTTATATTACCACTCCAACCTAAACTACCTCTTAAATCAAAAGATAAATTATCTAATCCACTAAAAACTGATTGAGTAGGTGTTAGATATAAAGGTTTCTCTACTCCATCAATAAATAATTTATATCCATTTAATTTATATAAAACTGCTATTTTGTGATTTTCGGTAAAATCTATATTTTGATTAAATTGAATATCAGGAGTACCAAAACCATTTACGTAAATTCTTAAAAAACCATTGTTTCTATGTTGAATTACTAAAGAATTATCTGCACTTGATTCTCCGTTTTTTGATAATTGAATATATCCACTACTACTTGGTACATCTATAAACCCTTTTGTTTCAATATACAATACCCCCTCTGTACTATTTATCAAACTACTTATACCCGTCTTGCTTGCCGCATCGGCTAATCTTGTCACGCTACTTGCAAGGGTGGGGATGTAGGAAGTGGGATAGCTTGAGGCTTCCAATTGTGCGCCGTAGATATAAACTCCACTTGTTCCGTCACCAGTATAGGTGGAGTTATTAGAACCGTCTACGCATAGGATATTAGGGTAAATAGTTGTTGACGTTTGTAATTGATTTATTGAACAGCGATACCACCCGTTTGATAATGTTTCAATTTTTGCAGTTAATCCAGTCCCATTTGTAGATATAACAACGCCAGTTGTAAGGTTAAAAATTGCGTTATTTGTACCTCCGAAAAAATCTAATTTTACATTTCTGCCGTTAGTTTTCACAAAACAAGAAAAAGAATATTCTTCTAATGTTACCGTTGATGAATTTCGAAAGACATTATGTGCAGACGTACTCGTATTTTCAACTAATTTAAAAGCATTTGCAGTGCCATCTGGAGATGCAAACCCACTAACAACGCTTGAATTACTTTTAGTCCAATAGGCATTATCAAATTGCTCCGAGTAGGTAACCAAATTACTTCTCTGCGGTTCTAAAAGCAATTTACCGCAGCCTCCACCAGTGTAGTCTATGCGAGGTACTCCAGTCGCTACGGTCTCAATCAGCCCCTCACTATTCACCCTCGTAGCGGTGCTTGCTCTGGTGAAATCAAAATCGCCGTCGCCGTTAGTAGGCTTGATGCTATATAATTTATCCTCCTTGTACCCGCTTGGATACAGTATCAGGCTCGCGTCATTGTATAAACTCATTGTATTCTCGTAAGTTGTTTTATTGCGTTAGTTGCACACGTTTCATTCTCTACTATTCCACCATCACTTTCAACGCGTAGTCTATAGGCATCAAATATTATTTGCCCTAATGACACCCCGCTTTTAATGGCACTATATTGATACCCGAAGCCAAACATTTTATAGTTTGATTAAAAGTACTGAACCGGTTGCTATTGTTACCGTTTTAAATGGTTTGCCACTTGCAGGCGCTAACACCATACCGCTTGTGATAGTCTTTCCAGAAATACCCCATTCAGCTACAATATCATTATCATCTGTGTCTGTTAACGCGCTAAAAACCACGTCATCATTTACAACTAAAAATCTATAATTTGTGCTATTTGTTCCGGTTACTGTTGCACCGTTATCTGCATATTTGCCCCCTTTGAGTGCAACTAATTCTTCTATTGTCATTTTCTTTTTATGTTAAATTTTCTCTAATACTATACTCCATGATTACACGCGCGCATTGGCTTGAATTATCAAATAAGATTTCTTGATTGCTTAATAATGTTTGGTCAATTCTTTTGCCGCCTACCGTTCCTTTGTATCGGTAAAGTTTAAATTCAACCATATCCGCTATGTTTGACGCTTGTAAAAAACCACCATTGCCATCTTTGGCCTTTGATGCATAAATGTTTATTTCAACATCATGGTTGATTATTGAATAACCATCTTTGCAATTCTCCGGTGTGCTTCTTTCCGTAATTACTATACGCGGAAATAAGTTTTCTTGTGGTGCAAGTCCGTAATTCAACTGCTCTACTAAATTAGTAATTGCAGGAACATTAAGAATTTGATATATTGCACCGCCGATCATTATGTGCAAATATCCTAAATGTCATTTTAGTGATGATGTAATTATTTTAACATTCTTTGTTTTGCGGTTTTTGAACCGTTGCAACTTTTACATAATGCCTGAAAATTATCTTCGTTCCATTCATCACCACCTTGTGACATTGGAATGAGGATAAAGATAGGTGCCGCCACGCTTTTGAATTGTAGAACTTTTCGTGTTCCTTATCTTTAAGCCAGTTCTTTTGTTCTGCTTGCTTGTTTTGTTTTTGTGGTGTAAAGCCATACAGTTGATTTTTGCACCGTTGAACTTATAAACAAATCCATCAATAGGATTTCGATAATACGCGTGTTCATCGTAAAAAACAAATTCGCCATCAAGCAAATAATCAACAAGTGTTGGATCCGGTGCATTGCCTTTCATTTGGAAGATGTTTGCGCGAACCCTTTCGGCAACAACTGTTTCTCTGTATCCGAAAACCATATCACAACCGGCAGGAATATCATAATCAATTGTTGTTGTTTCAACTGCAATCATTGTGTCCATTGGATTAGGTGTTGTCAACACAATAAATTCACCTGCTTTCAATTTGGTTTCTGCATCAAGAATATAAAGCACATCACCTTTTCGCAAGTCATCATAATCGAAATCTTGTATTGGTATAGTGTTAATTGAACCGGCGGTTAGTAGTTCATCTAATGTTGCAACTTTATTTTGTTGAACAAAAGTGTCAAACATATAATCTTGTTCTTGCTCTTTGCCTTGTTCGCCTTGATTTCCACCTTGTGTGCCACTTGACAATCCAGTTCTGGCCGTTGCAACCTCAAACCAATCACCACTATATTCATCCGTGTCGTAATTGTGTTGAATGTTTAATGCAGCATATTTCTTATTGTTATAATTTAGTGTTTGAATAGGATAATAAAACCCTTCAACACCACCCATATATT